AAACAGAATTTTGTAATGTAATAATGTAACATTTCTGGAAATGTTGCGGAAATCCCGACGATCAGCTACAAAAGCCCTGTGATTATCAGCGGGCGCACAATGCTGCATAAGTTTGTCGAACACACTGACGGGAAACTCTACATCAGTGCCGACGCGGCAGCGTTGATGTGCGGGACGACGCGCGTCACTATGTTGAACTGGCGCAAGCAAGAAAACCCGCCACCCTACAACGACGACATCAACATGTATCCCCTCGCCGAACTTGGTGTGTGGTCAAGAACGGAGTTGTTGTTCAAAAAGGGCAAGGGTGGCGCCTATCCAAACCTGCCCGACATGTCCCGTATTCCGGGTCGGGCCACCATGCCGACACTGGGAAAACAGCCTGCTCGGCTTGACAAACATGACGCTGAAATCCGGTTGAAGACGCTCCAAGCCGACAAAGTGGAGATGGAATTGCAGCAGACCGCAGGTGAATTGATCCCCGTGGCTGATGTGACACACGCCCTGACCAACATGGTCATGCGTGTCAAAACGCGCCTCTTGAAAATCCCAACCGCCATCGCCCCGCTTGTTGTGGGGTTGACCGATGTGTATGGTGTCCAAGAACGCCTTGAAGATGGTGTCCGCGAAGCATTGGATGAATTGTCCGAAGATTGGCGCGACGGACAAACTGAAACTGACGGAGACGAATGATGGAAGTGGTTGATGCGGTCATGAAATGGATCATCGCGCCCGTGGCGGGTTTCGTTTGGCTTATGTATCGCACCCAACAAGTCCATCAGACTGAGATTGCAGTCTTGAAGGCCACAACGGCCACGAACAAGGAAGCGCACGACCGCGAGTTCAAGGAAATGCGTGACAGTTTTAAGGCCGTCTTTGACAAGTTGAACAGCATCGAAGCCGCATTGAGGAAATGATCATGGACAACAAAGCGATCTACGACGTTGCCAGCGAATATATCGGCTTGGCAGAGGTTCCGGGCGCGAAACACAACGCGAAAATCGTCAAGATGTATGCTGACACCGGCAACGGTTGGGTGACGGATGACGAAACACCGTGGTGTGCAGCTTTCGTCGGATCTGTGCTGGCACAGTGCGGCATCCAAGGCACCGGCAAATTGAACGCACGATCCTATCTGACTTGGGGGCAGAAGGTCGACCTGAAAGACGCGCAGAAGGGGGATGTGGTCATCCTATCGCGCGGCAACAGCAAGACGCAGGGGCATGTTGCTTTCTTCTCGGGCTGGCAAACCAACGGCAGCATTTTGCTGTTGGGTGGCAACCAAGGCGACAAGGTGTCAACCGCACCGTTTGGTGTGTCGCGTGTGCTGGGTGTGCGCCGCGCTCCGGCCCGTCCCGCCAAAGCCCGCACCAACCCGTCGCAGTCCACGACCATGCGCGCATCGGCGGTGCAACTGGCCTCGGGCACAGGCGCCGGCCTCGCCGCAGTGGGCGCACTGGACGGCACCGCACAGATCGTCGCCTTGACCTTCGCCGCTGTGGTTATCCTCGCTGCGGCATGGATCATGCGCGAACGGCTGCGTCGTTGGGCGGCAGGTGACAAATGATCGGGCGGGTCAAGATGTGGTCCACCGCACTTGCGCTTGTCGTCGCAGCATTGTTGGCAAGCTGGTTTGGCGGCAAAAAGTCGGCCAAGACAAAGGGGCTTGAAGGATATGTCAAAACACGCGAACGGATGGATGATGTTGGGCGTCTGTCTGATGCTGACGCTGCCGCTGAGTGGCTGCGTGAACGTGGTAAGCGGTAATGCGATCTGCTCCGGGACCGAATCGGCGCGGGCGGAACATGCGGCGGCTTTGGCGGATGATGGCGGGCCGCTTTCGCTGGTCACGGGCGCGCGGCTGATCCAGCTTATTGACGCAGGGTGTGATGCCAGCCTTTAACTTCGCTTCTGTCGCAGACATCATGTCAAGCGTGATGCCTGCGTTCAGACCGCCACCGGACATCACTGTTTCCGAATGGTCCGACAGGTATCGTCGTCTGTCGGCCGAATCGTCTGCGTCGCCCGGTCGGTTCCGCACCGAAATGGTCGAATACATGCGTGAGCCGATGGATATGGTCGGCAAACCGGGTGTGCGCCGCATCACGCTGATGACTTCGGCGCAGGTCGGCAAATCCACAGTGATCGAGAACGTGATTGGGTATTTCATCCACCAAGATCCTTGCCCGATCCTGCACGTCTCGCCCACCCTCGACAGCATGAAGATGTTTTCAAAGGAACGTCTCGCGCCAATGATCCGCGACACCCCGGCCTTGCGCGGTATTGTCAGGGACGCCCGCACGCGCGACAGCGGCAACACGCTGGCCTCCAAGACCTTCCCTGGCGGCCACATTGCCATGGTCGGTTCAAACGCTCCGGCTGGCCTTGCGTCGCGTCCCATCCGCGTTGTGGTGGCCGATGAGGTGGACCGCTTTGAATCCTCGGCCGGGACCGAAGGCGACCCCATCAACCTCGCCGTCAAGCGGACCACGACGTTCTGGAACCGGGTCATCATCTTCGTCTCGACACCGGGGAACAAATCCACGAGTCGCATTGAGCCGGAGTTCCTGCGGTCTGACCAACGGTATCGCTGGTGCGCCTGCCCGCATTGCGGTGAGATGCAAAAGCTGGCGTGGGCGCAAGTGCGTTGGGAGGAAGGCCAGCCCGATACGGCACATTACGTCTGCGAACACAACGGCTGCGTGTGGGATGATCAGGATCGGCGGCAAGCCGTGCGCAACGGCGAGTGGCGGGCCGAGAAACCCTTCAACGGCAACGTCGGGTATCACCTGTCGCAACTTTACAGCCCGTTTGCGCCGCTGGCCGACGGGGTGCGCGACTTCATTGATTCCAAGGACAACCCGCAATTGCTCAAGACGTGGGTCAACACGTTCCTCGGCGAGACGTGGGAGGAAAAGGGTCGTCGCTTGGAATGGTCCGATCTGATGGACCACCGGGAAGATTACGACACACGCGACAATATCCCCGAGGAAATCACCCTGATCACTGGGGCTGTGGACATCCAAGATGACCGCGCCGAAGTCGAATTTGTCGGCTGGGGCGACGATCACCAGTCATGGTCCCTCGGGTATCACAAAGTTTATGGCGACCCGTCAACGCCCGAGTTCTGGCAGGACTTGAAGGACGTTCTCAGCGAGACGTTTATCCACCCGTTGTTCGGCGAGATGGCGCCGCGGTCTATCGCAATCGACTCTGGCGGCCACTACACCACCAGCGTCTACAAATTCACCCAGCTTGTGCCACGCTGCGTTGCGATCAAGGGTGTCTCGGGCGCGGGTAAACCAATGGTAGGTCGGCCGCTCAAAAACACCCTCGGCAATGCCCGAGTGCTGCCGCTCGGCGTTGACACAATCAAGGAAGTGGTTGTCGCGCGGTTGAAGATCAGCGACCCGGACGCGGCCGGGTATAATCGCTTCCCCGCGCACTATGACGACGATTATTTCCGCGGCATGACGGCCGAGGAATTGAAGACCACATACTTCAAGGGTTTTGCCAAAAACGAATGGGTCAAGATCCGGCCCCGGAACGAACCGTTTGACTTGCGCGTCTATAACACGGCGGCGCTGGAGATGTTGCAGGTTGATCTGAACGCGCAACGGCGCGAAGCGTTGCGCCGCACGGCGAAACCTGCTACTCAGGTGACTGAGAAAGTCGCAAAAGCGGCAAAACCCGGTCGTCCCCAATCGTCGTGGGCAAACAGGTGGAAGAATGGCTGATCCGTTTGACACTAGCAACTTGCCGACCACTGAACCAGAATCTGTCGTCGCCGGGTCGTATATCGCGTGGCAGCGCAAGCTGGATCTGAGCAACACGCTATATTCCGTCGCCTATCGTTTGACACCGACTGCGGGCGGCGCTGCGGTGACGCTGACCGGCACCACCGTTGACGGCGGCGCTGTGTGGTCATTCCACGCCCTTTCGGCTGTGACGACCGCGTGGCGCGAGGGCGACTATCGGTGGGACATCGTTGTCACGCGCCTGAGCGACAGCGAGACGGCCCTGACCGAGACGGGCGTGCTGCGGGTTTTCGCCTCGACCGCTGATCGGCGCACACACGCCGAGATCATGCTGGCCAAGATTGAATCCTTGCTGACGGGCCGCGCCGATTCGGATGTTGACAATTACAGCATCAAGAACCGTTCGATCAGCAAAATGCCGGTCAAAGACCTGATTGAGTGGCGTGATTACTACCGGGCCGAGATTGCGCGGACGGGTGGGTCGTCATCTTCCGGTGGGCGGCCCAAGAACAACACCATTCGCGTGAGGTGGATCTGATGTTTGGCTTCCTGTCTCGGAGCAAGAAACCCACACCTGCCCCGGCGGTGGTGACGAAGCGCCGCAGTTACATGGCTGCACAGAATGTCGCGCGTTATGGCGACATCACCGCAAGCCGCGGCAGCGCCGACTATGAACTGGCCAACAGCTTGTCAGAGGTGCGCGCCAAGGCGCGTTTCCTCGCCCGCAACAGCGGGTCCATGAAGCGATACATCCAGTTGATGAAGGTCAACGTGGTCGGCCCGGAAGGGTTCCGCTTGCAGTCGCGCGTCAAGATGCTGGACGGCAAGATGGACGTGTCGCTGAACAAGCGCGTGGAAGCGGCATGGGCCATGTGGTGCAAGGCACCGACGGTCTGCGGCCAGATGACCATGGTTGACCTGTTGAAACAGGCCGTTGCGACGTGGTGCCGCGATGGCGAGGTGATATGGGAAGTCGTCTATTCGTCGGAATACCGCGATGGTGTGGCCATCAACCCCATCGAAGGCGACCAGCTTGATGAGACGCTGAACCGCACTCACCCGGCAACCGGCAACAACATCCGCATGGGTGTCGAAATCAACCGCTTCGGTCGGCCAGTGGCATATCACTTGCTGACATCGCACCCCGGCGATCTGGTTTGGTATGCTGATGACAGCAACCGTCGGTATCGTCGTGTGCCCGCGAACCAGATCATCCACATCTTCGAAAAAGACCGCCCCGGCCAGACCCGAGGTGAACCGCCTGCCGCTGCCGCGATTCAGCCCGTCAAGATGCTGGACGGCTACCGTGAAGCTGAAACCATGGGTCGCCGCCTGCGCGCCGCTCTCATGGGGTTCTTCACGCGCGAACTGCCGAAGATCGAAGGTCTGAGCGAACTTGCTGATCGGGAAGACGCCGAGGAAGAAGTGTTCGAAATGGACATGGAGCCGGGTCGCTTGAAACAGCTTCCCGACGGCATGAAATTTGAGGAATTTTCGCCCTCCGGCGCAACGACCGATTACGCGCAGTTTGAAGGTCAGGTCAAAAAAGACCTTGCCATGTCGTTCGGCATCTCTGCGTTTTCGCACGGGATGGAAACGCAGGGCGTCAGCTATTCCACCGGCCGTTCGGTCCTGATCGAAGACCGCGACTACTACAAGGTGATGCAGAAGTTCTTCATCGAACACGGCACGCAGAAAATCTTTGATCTGTGGCTTGTGCGCCACGCGCTGCAAGATTCCAGCACCGTGCCGCCGACCCGGATCGACATTTTGCTGACCAGCTATGTGTTCCGGCCGCGCGGTTGGGATTGGGTTGACCCGTCGAAAGACGTTAAAGCCAACACCGAAGCGTTGCGCACCAATCAAACATCGCTGTCTCGGATTGCAGCGGCGCGGGGCATGGACCGCGACGAATTGCTGGATGAGATTTACGAGGATCAACAGGCCGCACAACTGCGGGGTTTGACGCTTGATTACAGTGATGGTAAAAGCGATGTAACGGCACAAGGGGCTGACGCAAATGCTGACCAACCGCAGTAACACTCTGGCCGACCGCGTTCGGGCAAACGAAGACGGAACGTATACGTTCCCGCTGTCGTCTGAGACGCCCTATCGTCGCTACGACGGCGATGAGATTCTTGTTCATACGCCCGCCGCTGTGGACTTGACGTTCCTGAAAAGCGGTAGCGCTCCGCTTTTGGACAGCCACAACCGCTATGACGGTTTGGAGAAGCAACTCGGCGTTATCACCGACGCATGGTTGGAAGAACGTCGCCTCTACGTCACGGTGAAGTTCTCCAATCGTGAGGGCGCGCAGGAAATCAAGCGCGACGTGGATGACGGAATCATTCGCAACGTCTCTGTGGGCTATGATGTCCACAAGGTGGAGCGTGATGTTGATGCGGAATCTTACCGTGTCATCAAGTGGACGCCGAAGGAAGCGTCTTTCGTGTCGATCCCCGCCGACGAAACAGTCGGTGTGGGTCGTTCTGCAACAGCAAAGGAGGGCCAGATGGACCCGATCAAACAAGGGACGCCCTCCAACGGGGCGATGCCGGGTGTTCGCACCGACGAAGAACGTGGTGCCGCGATGGAAACCGCGATCAACGAAATCACCGCACTTGCAACGACCCACAACCTCGGCGATGTCGCACGCGACTTCATCCGCGGCGCTGTGAGCCGTGGCGAGGAACCGTCGCTTGCTCTGTTCAAGGGCATCGTTCGCGCCAAGCTGCCGGAAGGCACGCCGCTGGTGAACGAAGACATTGGCCTGACCGAGAAGGAAACCCAGCGGTTCTCGCTGCGCAAGTTCCTCTTGGCCACTTCGAACGACGCCACCGCGCAACAGATGCGTGACGCCGACTTCGAAATGAAGGCCGTGGACGCCGCTGGTGCGGCCCGTGTCGGCACCTTCAAGCTGCCCGCCGAACTGATGCGTTCGTGGGGTGACTTCGAAGTTGACGGCCTGCGTTCCACCGATCCGCGCGTCCGCGCTGCGATGGCTGCCTCGGGCAACGCCAACGTGCAGTCGACCGACCATCTGGCCAACCAGTTCATCTACAACCTGCGCAACCGTCTCGTGTTGGGCCAGTTGGGCATGACCATGTTGACCGGCCTCGACGGCAATGTGGACATCCCCGGTGGCAACGCCAACGTGACCGCTGCGTGGCTCGGCTCGGAAGATGCGAACGCTGCGGAATCGAACCCCTCGTTCCGCAAAATCTCGCTGGCGATCAAAGACTTGGCAGTCTACACCGACATGACCCGTCGGATGCTGTTGCAGTCCACGATTGACATCGAAATGTATGTTCGTGGTCAGATCCTCGACGGCATGGCCCAGGCCATTGATACCGCCGGTTTCTACGGTTCGGGTGCTTCGGGTCAGCCGACCGGCCTCAAGAACACCGCCGGTATCGGTTCGAAGACGTTCGCCGGGGTCTACCCGACCCGTGACGAACTGATCGACATGCGCACGGCAATCGCCGTTACCAACCAGACCGCTTCGCCCGTCTTCGTGGGCAACAGCGAAATGGCTGGCGCCATGATGAAGACCAAGGTTGATGCCGGTTCGGGCCGCTTCCTGATGGAAACCGAAGGTCGTCTGACCACCGGCAACCGTTTTGAAGAAACCAACCAGATCACCTCGGGCGATCTGTTCGGCGGCGTGTTCTCGGACATGATCATGGGCACTTGGGGCACCCTCGAACTTGACCGTTCGACCGAAGCCAAGTTCCTGTCGGGTGGCCTGCGTCTGCGCGCCATCCAGTCGGTCGACTTCGGCGTCCGTCGCGTCGGTTCCTTCGTCCTCGGCAACGACGGCGTGTAATCCAACGGCGCGGGGCTTCGGTCCCGCACCATCCCCGAGACGGGCCGCAAAGCCCGTCTCACCCTCAAACCTGACAGGTGAAAAATGGCGAACGAAAAGAAAAACCTCAAAGTGCTGCGCTCGATCCGCATCGAAGGCAAGCATGTTGAGGCTGGCACGGTCATCTCCAAGTCCGCGTTTGAATCGCGCGGTGATTGGTTTGATCTGTGCGAGATGAAACCGGCACGCTTGGAAGAAACCGATGAGCCTCTTGGCGCACCCGGCAAAACCAAAGCTGCCATGCCCGGCGGCAAGGAATAACCGGGATGCTGCGGGTCATCTTGGGGTTTATCTATCGGGATGACCCGATTGCAGTTGGCACGATCCTGCCAAAGACTGCGTTCCATGAGAACCATGTCTGGCAGGGTCTTGTCGCGTCGGGCCATCTTGAAGAATGGGATGAGGAAGATGCCGGGGAACTTTCTGACGACCGATCTGGTCAAGATCCTCAAGACTGAGGAACTGGCGTCCATGGCGCTCTACAAGGGCGCCCTCATCCTCGGCGTGTTTGACGTTGAAGACGTTGAAGCGCAGATGGCTGATGGCACTGTCCGCATCGTGCCGCAGTGCGTCTTCACGGGCCGGAGCGAAGATGTCGCAGGGCTGGTCGAGGGCGATGAAATCGTGATTGATGACGTGACGTATCTGGTCCGATTCTGGATGGATGACGGCACGGGCATGATCGACGTTCACATGGAGAAAGTGTGATGGCGCACGTCCGCACTCAGATCCGGGACGCCTTCAAGGCCGCGCTGGTGGCAGCACTTGATGCTGATTACGACGTGTTCGCATCGCGCAAATACAAGCTGAACATGGTTGATCGGCCGATGGTCGATATGCGCTTTGCCTCTGTGGACATCACGGCGCAGACCATGGGTGATCTGCGGACCCACACGGGCAGCCTGTTCATCCGGGTGCAGCGGATGGCCACAGGGGATGACATTGACGATCTTCTGGATCAAGATGAGGTGAACGTCACGGCAGCGATTGAGGCTGTCGACTGGTCGTCTCTCTTGGAGGAAGACCCTGAATTGAAGGCCGTGTCTTGGGCCGACGATGCCGACGGAGAGGTTCCCATCGGTATGATTGTGTTGCGATACGACATAGAGTATCGTATCGCCAAGAATGATCCTGAAACCATGAGGTCTTGATATGGCTACGCGCAAGGGTAAGGAAGGCATCGTCAAAGTCGGCACGACCGTCGTTGGTGAAGTGAAGTCTTTCGAATTGGAAGTCACCGCAAACGAAGTGGATACGTCGGTTCTTGGCACCGACTGGACCAAGACCGCTTCGACGCAGAAGTCGTGGTCTGGCACCATGGAAATGTTCTATGACCCCACCGACACCGGCCAACAGGGCGTTGACGTTGGCGAGTTGGTCACGTTGTCGCTCTATTACGAGGGCAGCACCACGGGCCTGAAATTCGACACCGGCCAAGCGTTGATCACCAGCGTCTCCAAGTCGCAGTCGTTTGATGGCATGGTCAACCAGACCGTCGCGTTCACCGGCAACGGTGTGCTGACCGAATCGACGGTGGCATAACATGGGTCGTTTTTCTGACAATCTCCGCAAGGAAATTTCGTCCTACGCCGATGCGACGTGGACCGGCGAATTGGGTGGTCAACAGATCACCCTTGCCGCCGCGCCACTGTCCACCAAGGACATGACGACCATCCGCCGTCAGCATCCCGACTTTCAGGTCAATCCGTCCCTCGCTGGTATGGTCGATCTGATCATGTTGAAGGCCAACGACACCAACGGCGACAAGGCGTTTGATCTGACCGACAAACCGTTCCTCCTGCGCGTGTCGGCCACCAAGATCGGCGAGATTTTCGGTGGTCTGTTCGGTGGTCAGTTCGACCCGGACGACGAAGCGGCGTTTGACGAACGTAAAAAAAAGTAAGGGACGACCCGGACAGATTCGTCTGTTTCGGGTTGGCACACCGTCTCCACCTTGATCCTTGCGAGGTGGAGAATTGGCCCTTAGAAAAGATCCGTGACCAATTGGCGTATCTGTCGGTGGTCGATGAAATGACGAGGGTCAAATCATGATGAAGGGTGTCAACTTTCAGTTCACGGCGACGAACAAGGCCGCTCCGGCCATGCAGTCGTTCCAGAGCGGGTTGCGCGCCGTTCAGAAGCAAACCGAACAGACCCGCACCGGAAACGCATCTTGGATGAAGTCCATGGATGCGAACCGACGCACTGTGCAACAGTTCGGGATGCAGATCAGCGACTTTGCGATTCAGATCGGCGGCGGTCAGGGCGCAATGCTGGCGTTCGTGCAGCAAGCGCCGCAGATGTTGCAGTTCTTCGGCGCAGGTGGTGCCGCAGCCGCTGCCTTTGTGGCCATCTTCGGCACAATGGCGCTGGTCATGATGAAGTCAGGTGTCGCCATGAGTCAGGTGACACCGATCCTTGGTATCTTGGAAGAAAAGTTCAAGACGATTGCTGCGGCGGTCGTATGGTTCGGCAACGTGATGATCGACGCCGTGAACATTCTAGTCAACAACCTCGACACCGTGCTGATTGCCGCAGGCATGTTGGCTGGATATTTCGCCGGTCCGTGGCTCGTGTCTCTCATTGCCGGTTCCGCTGCGATGACAGCCCTGCGCGGGGTCATGATGGCCACAGTGCTGTCGTTCCAGTTGGCTGGTGCGGGCGCAGCGGCAATGACGCTGGCAACGTCGGTTCTCACCGGGGCGATGAATGTGTTGCGCGTGGCGCTGATGCGATTGGGTATCCCGGCACTGATCATTGCCGCAGCATGGCTGATCGAACGTCTCATGACGTTGCGTGAAAAGACTGGAAGCTGGGCCGAGGTCTTGAAGCTGTTGGGTGATGTGGCCAAGGGTGTTTGGCAGGGCATTTGGGAAAGTGCAGGTGCGATTCCCCCTGCGCTTGCGGGTGTGTGGCAGACGATTGCGTCCGACTTTTATAACATGGTTTCGGACATTCTCTTTGCGTGGGCCGGTATGCTCAATTCAATGGGTAACGCCATTGAAAGCACCATGCCGGGTGTCGCAAACTCGCTGTGGTCCAGCGCCACCAGTGCCATGCAATCGTCTACTGAATGGGCCGAGTCAGCCAACGGTGCAGCACGGGACGCCGCCGCCAGCTTCAAGACCGCTGGTGAGGTTGTCACGAAAGCATGGGCGCCTGCCGCAGCGGCGTTGCAGAAGATCAAGGATATTCTCGGAACCGATACTCAAATCGACGTGCGTGATTGGTTTGGTGGAGACGCAGGCGGTGACGGTGCAGGCGGAAATCTGGAAAAGCTGGCCAAATCGCTCGAAGACGTAAGGAAACTCTATGGTCAAACGATCATGCAGTTTGAAGCACTCGGGCCGCTGGGTGCGCCCGGTATCGCACAGCTTCACCAGATGTGGGCGAAGTTCGTTCAGGACATGAAGACCACCAGCAACCCGGCCGGGGTGATTGAGCAATTCAAGAACGCCTTGGGTGAGGCTGGGAAGCAAGCGCAGCAGCTTTACGATGCGGTGCGGTCGCCTCTGGAAGACATGTTCATGAGCATGGTGGACGGAACCAAATCGGTCAAAGACGCTTTCAAGTCCATGGCCGCCTCGGTCATCAGCGAGTTGTTCCGCATCATGGTGGTGCAGAAGCTGGTCAATTCAATCCTCGGGTTCTTCGGCATCAGCAACCCAACCGCTGCCGCTCCCCCTGTGGCAGTCACCAGCTATGCAGGCGGCGGCTATACCGGCTACGGTGCGCGCTCGGGTGGTGTTGACGGCAAAGGTGGCTTCCCGGCGTTGCTGCACCCCAACGAGACGGTTGTGGATCATACCATGGGTCAGGGTTCCGGCGGTGTGGTCGTCAACCAGACCATCAGCTTCGGTTCCGGCGTGACACGTGCCGAGGTGCAGAGCATGATCCCGAAGATCGTAGACGCAACGAAAGCCGCTGTCCTTGACGCACGCAAGCGCGGCGGTTCGTATGGGAGTGCCTTTGCATGAGTGTGACCTATCCTCTGGCCTTGCCCGCACACACCGGCATCGCATCGGTCGGGTTCCGCATGGTCAATACCAACGCGGTATCCGAATCGCCTTTCACCGGGGTGCAACAGGTGCAGGGCTACGCGCGGCAGCGGTGGGAAGTGGACGTTACGCTTCCCCCGCTCAAGCACGCCGACGCCGTGTCGTGGATTGCGTTCCTCGCGGCGCTCCGGGGCCGTTACGGCACGTTCACCATGGGCGACCCGATGGCCACATCTCCGAGAGGGACCGCCGTTGCAGCGACCGTCTCCGGGGCCGCAGGTAGCGCTTCGGTCACTGTGACCATGACCGGCACGCTTCTGGCCGGGGATTACATCCAGATTGGCACCGGCCTGCACCGTGTTTTGGTGGATCGTTCCGGCAGCGGCACGCTGGAAATCTGGCCTGCCCTTCGCACGGCCGCCGTTGCGGTCGCCGCGGTCCTCACCAACCCCGTCGGCCGGTTCCGCCTGATGGCTGACGATCCGTCATGGAGCGTCAACAGCGCGTCTCAATACGGCATCAGCTTCACGGCGATGGAGGCGTTCTAATGGCGCGCACTATCCCTGTTGGTCTATTGACGGCACTGACTGGTGCGACGATCCAGCCCTATTACGCCGTGGAGATGCTGTTTGACACGGCCCCGGTGCGGTTCTGGTCCGGTCTTGGTGATCGGGTGATTGAGGGTAACACATACCTCGGCGCCGGCTCTCTCATGAACATCAGTGACCTTGAGGAAGTCGGCGATCTGTCGGCCAAGTCGGCCACGATCACACTGAGCGGCATCCCTTCGGAATTGGTGTCGTTGGCGCTGGTCGAACCGTATCAGCGGCGGTTGTGCCGGATCTTGCTGGGTGAGGTCAGCGCATCGGAAGCGATTGAGATGTTCTCCGGCAAGATGAACACCATGACCATCGAAGACGCACCGGAAACCTCGATCATCTCGCTGACCATTGAGTCCAGGCTGATTGAATTGGGTCGCGCCAAAACGCGCCGATACAACCACGAAAGCCACATCGCACGGTATCCCGGCGACAATTTCTTTTCCTACGTCGCTGACCTTCAAGACAGGCAAGTTCCATGGGGCCGCAAGCAAGCCTAAACGCCTATCTGCGTGAGGTGGCGCACCTGCCGTTCCGCCTGTATCGGCACGACTGTCTGACGTTCACCAATGAGGCGTGGCGTCGCATGTATGGTCATGGGTGGGCCGATGATTGGCTCGGTCGATACGCGGCGGCCCGGACGGACAAAGACCTGCGCGCAGAGTTCGGCTTTGACACACTTGAAGCGGCTGTCAGCGCCCGCCTCAAGCCCTATGTGGGCATCCCGCCGCGTGGCGCACTCGTTACAGGCATCAGCGCGGGCGGGTGGTTGACGGGCCGCGCGTTCGGCATTGCGCTTGGGTCAAATGCGGCGTTCCTTTCCGGGCCGGGTGTGATATACCAGCCGATAACCGACATCTTGAACGCTTGGGTTGAACCATGACGCCATTGAAACGACAGTTGCTCGGCAGCACATCCCCTGTGGTGCATGACCCTGCGACGGTTGGGGCAGCTATCATCACCGGATTGGGTGGATCTGCGGCTACGGCGGCAACCGTTATTGCGTTTAACGTCACGGTCGGTGCGGTCATCGGTTATATTGCGATCAGCGCCGTCACGTCGCTTGCCCTGCGCGCTCTTATGCCAAAGCAAAGCCTGTCGTCCGGTATGCAAGGGTTGCTCACCAACAACCTCGACGGCACGGCGGCGCAACATTACGTCTATGGGCAGGTGCGCAAGGGCGGCACCGTGACGTTCTATGAAGCGACGGGCACCAACAACAAGTTCTTGCACATGGTCATCTGCCTTGCGGGCCATGAGGTCG